GCCGTAGACGAGGACGCCCTGATCGAGGAACTGCAACGGGGCGGGCTGGTCTTGCGGCTGGGTCGCGTTGCGCAGGGCGATGCTCAGCGCCCGAAGGTCGTCGGGGTCTTCACCGCGCAGGCCGAGGCCGAGTTGAATGGTCCGCGCCGCGGTGTAGTCGGGGCCGGTGTAGTCGCCGTGCTGGCCCGGCCGCGCGACGTCCTCGGTCCGGATGTCCGGCAGGTCATCAAGCCCAACGATCGTCGTGACCGCGTACTGCGTACCGGGGCCGAACATCATGCCGCCCCACTGCACGTTGCCGAGTGCCGCCATCGTCACCGCCTCCCTACGAGGCCCTGCCAGGACAGCGCGCGCAGCATGCCCTCAGGCGTTGCCTCGGCCCCGTACTGGTGGAACGTGTTGTAGGTGTCGCCCCTGCCTCCGGCGGCAGACACCGCGGCGAGCTGAGGTCCGGATGGCACGGCGAACGCGTTGCCGGTGATGTCGAGCGCGGCGCCAGCCACGTTGCGGGCGGCCGCCCGGACCTACCCGGCCATCGACTGGAAGCCCTGCCGCAGGCCCTCGCCGTCCATGCGGCCGATCTCGGCGAACGCCTCGGAGGGCGAGTGCGTCTTGTGGACCGTCTTCGTGGTCTTCAGCATGTTTTCGGCGATCTGCCGCATCATCTTCTCGATGGCCTTCTCCTGGCTCTTCAGCCCGGCCACGAGCCCCTGTGCGGCCTTGATGCCCGCCCCGTACAGGGCATCGCCCACCGCGTTGCCGGTCGCGGTCGCGGACGTAGCGAGCTGCCCCTGAAGGTCGTTGATCTTCTTCAACTCGGCGGGCGTGGCCTTCGCCAACGCCGCCGCCGTTGCCGAGCCGCCGGCAACACCCGCGTCCGCGATCTCCTGCAACAGGTCGCTGCGCAGTCCGGACTTCTTCAGGGCGGCGATGTTCGCCTCGAACGCCTTCGACGCCTTGAGGGCCTGCTGGAGTCCGACCGTGATCGAGCTGACGCTGTTGACGTCGGAGTGCCCGCTGGTGATGTTGGCCTCGGAGAGGATGCCCGACGTGATGTCGCCGGCAGCCTTCGTGCGTGCGGCCACCAGGTCATCGAGCTTCTTCTGCGCGGCCGCCAGCTGCTTGAGGACGCCGTCCCGCTTGGTGACCTCCTTCTGTAGTTCCGCGGTCGCCTTCGCGAGGGTCTTCCCGATGCCCGACTTCACGTTCGTCGGCAGGGCCTTGGTGATGCTGGTGAGCTTGGACTTGAGCTGCGCCGTCGTCCCGTCGATACCGGCGATAAAGCCCTTGATCAGCAGCTGTCCCGCCGGGGTCAGGATCTTCGCGTCCTTCGATGCGGGACCCTTCCAGTCCGTCAGCTTTGACGTGATCCCGTTGAGAACGCTCTTGACCGACGAGATCTTCGATGTGATGCCGGAGATGAACCCGGAGATCAGCGACGCGCCGGCCGAAACCAGGGTGCCCCCGAGACCACCGAGCGCGGACCGCGCGCGGCCTGGCAGACCGGACACCAACTTGACCGCGTCGGACAGCTTGCTGCGGACCGCGGCCACCAGCTGCGATCCCGCCGAGGAGGCGGCCGACGCGAGCTTCCCGGGCAGCGGTGACACCGCAGCAGCGACCCTCACCGGGAACGCCACGAACAGGAGCACAGCCGCGTTGACGACGTTGCTGAACAGGGTCTTCGCTGCCTTGAAGGCTCCGGCGACATCGCCCGTCAGGAGCTTGCTGACGGCCTGGAAAGCCGGGATGACCGCGCCGTTGATGACGATGGTCACCAGATTCGTCAGGACAGTTGCGACCAGCGCCATCCCCTCGATCACCGGGGCAATCGCCGGGCCGAGGTGGGACAGCAGCTCGGTGGCGATCGTGGCGAGCGCGGTGATCAGCGGGGTAGCTGCGATGAGCAGTTGCGCAAACGAGACACCCAACTGCGTGAACGACGGCGACAGTTGCACGAGGAGGTCGCCGAGGATGCCCAGCCAGACGACCAGGTTGTCCCCGAACGCGGCTGCGAGCGGGGTGATGATCGCGGGTAGTTGGGCAAGGATCGGTGCCAGGGTGTTGGTGAGGATCTCACCCACCTGCGTCACCACCGGGGCGAGCGCGATGAACACCGTGTTCAGCGCGTCCAGGAGCGGCGTCAGCGCGGGCAGCACCGCGGCCACCAACTGACCGAGCACGGGCAGCAGCGGGGCGACCGCGGTCACGAGAGTGCCGACCGCGCCGGCCGCCGTGACCAGAACAGGACCGAGCGCGCCAACGATGGGGGAGAGAGCGGCCCCCAGCGCGGTGACCAGCTTCTGTATCGGCGGCCCGAGCTTCGTCAGTACGGGCGCGATCACGCCGAGGGCCTGACCCAGCAGCGGGGCGACGGTCTTCGCCACCACCGACATGGTGCTGAACAGGGCCTTCAGCCCGGACTGCACCGCCGGGGACGCGAAGGCCTTCGCCAGCGCCCCGCTGATCTGCTGGAGGGTCCCGACGAACCCGCCGCCCGACGCATCGGCCGCGCTGATGATGCTGCCGACGATCGAGAAGACATTGCCCGCCACGTCCGCGATCCGGCCGAGGAGATCGACGGCCGTGTTGATGGCCTTCTCCATCGCCCCGGACTTGAAAGCCTTCGACAGGCGGTCCGCAACCCGGTCGGCGACCTTCCCGGCGCCGGCCGTCAGCTTGTTGAACGCGGGCGCCGCCGCCGCACCAACCTGCCCCACGGCGGTGACGACCTGCCCGGGGACGCGGACCAGGTTCCGCATGCCCTTCGTTGCGCCGTCGATCGCCTTGCCGAGGGTGCCGGACCCCGACAGGCTGACGGCCGCCCCGCCGACCCCCTTCGCCATCAGGTTCACGGAGCCCGCGGAGTCGACGAGGCCGCGCCGCAGGATCGGCAGGGTCTTCGCGGCCAGCTTGTCGAGGACCGTGTCCAGTCCAGAGAACGCCTTGTTCTGGACGGTCTGCTGCACCTCGTGCAGCTCCGGCGCGAGGGAGTGGACTTCCTTCGCGAACGCCCGCGCGTTCGGCGCCAGCTTCTCCAACGCCTTGTCGAAGTCGTCGGCCTTGCTCGGGTCGAGCGCAGCCGTCAGCGCGTCGTCCATGCCGACCGCGGCCAGCTTCACCGCACCCGACGTCAGCTGCACACCGATCAGGCCCGTGACCGCGACCCCGGCCGCGGGCGCTACGTCCGCGAGCGTCGCGACGATGTTCGCCACCAGCGGTACAGCCGAGCCGATCGCCGCGGAGGCCTTCGCGAACCCTAGGCCGATCGTCTTGCCGGCCGAAGCGCCCGAACTGCCGAGGCTGCCGAGGAGTCCGCGCAGCCGGTTGGGGCGGTCCTCGTCGATGTCGACGTTGACGTGAACGTCGGTGTCATCGACGCGGCGGGCCGCGGCGAGGAGTTCGTCCAGCTGCCGTGACGCCTGCCTTGTGCTGGCCTGCACGTTGACGTTGGGGTGCTCGTCACCGAGCCGCTGCAACTGCGTCTGCAACGTCTGGATCTGCCGCAGCGCGTCCGGCAGGGCGATGTCGATACCGATGCGCTGCGACTGGAGTTGAGACAGTTCCCGGTGGACGCGGACCAAGTCGCGGTCGAGGTCTGTCGAGTCGCCGTCGAGGTGGACCTGCGGCAGGTTCCGCAGCAGCGCGTCCAGCTCGTTGTTGACGCCCCGGCCGAGCGCGGCGCCCATGCTCGAGCCCTGCCGGGAGGCGTCCGCGATCGCACCAGACACCCCGTCCAGGTTGACCGCGAGGTGGCTGACGAGGTTCGGCAAGTTGATGTTGTCAGGCACGGGTCACCTCCTCGGGGCGGGGCTCTACATGAGGGCCATCTCCATCAGGCCGGGGCCTGAGGTGGGCTGGGATCGGTCGCCGCCGGACTGGTGGGCGGCCTGGTGCTCATCGGCCAGCGTCATCAGCTGGCAGAGCGTCATGTCCCAGAAGTCGCCGGGAGAAAGGTGGAAGGTACCGATGGCGAGGTAGTAGAGCTGGCTCCAGGGGAAGGGAGTTCCAGCGTCGTCACGGGCGCCCCGTCCGCCGGGGCGACGCCGTTTCCCTGGTCTTCCAGCGCCTTCGAGAACGCCGTCTGCCAGGCGTCCACATACTCGCCGAGGCGGCCGGGGTGCAGC